GGAAGTGGAGCCACAGCTGTAGGGCAATTAGAATATGCAACCATAGCTGAGGCTGATATTAGCAATTTAAATGCAAGTAATTTAACATCAGGAACTGTTCCAAGTGCCAGATATAGTGGTGCAGGGTTATCACTAGTACAACGCAGTTATATAAACACCAGTAATACTATTTCTCAGATAGATTTTGCAAATTTAGAGTCTGATACTATGTATAAGTTGGTTGCACCATTTATTACTTTTGGGCCAGATACTAATAGTTCTCCCAGTCAATATTATACAGATCATATAAGAATGTATTGGATAGGTGATGATGGTAATGCTATGGTGGTTTATCAAGGAAAAACTTACAATTCTAGCGGTGGTTATAATTATTATCAAGACTATAATGCTTCAATAATTGATTGTAGTATGGCAAGTACAGCAGATAATCAATATCATTTTGAGGCAGAGATATATACAGGTGACGCAACTAATTCCTACATACCTTGGATGTATTTTCAAGGGCAGGCGTTTAACCTAAATAATAAAGCTGAAATTTATGCTACACAAAACCAAAATGGTTATTCAGCAAGAAGAATAGACCAAATAAGAATGACTGGAACTTCTAGAACTTTTCAAGAAGATACTGAGATTATACTTTATAAATATGAGGAAACCTAATGTCAAAATTAAAAGTAGATAATTTAGAAGCTATTGATCAAAATGTGACCTTAATTCCTAAAGGCACTGGAGTCGTTAAAGTAAAAGGAGCTGGAGGTGCTGACGGAACAGTGCAGCTTACCTCAGCTGACGGAACGAATGGAGTAAAAATAAAATCACCTCCTCACAGTGCTGGTCAAGATTACACGATGATTTTGCCTGATAATAACATCGAGACTGGGAAGTTTTTAAAAGTAAAAAGTGTGTCTGGAAGTGGAACTTCTGCTACAGGACAGTTGGAATATGCATCAGTAAGTGAACCTGATCTTACTAATTTAAACGCAAGTAATTTCACATCAGGAACTGTTCCAAGTGCTAGGTTTCCATCGACTTTACCAGGATCTGTTGGAGCCTACGAGTTAGTTCAAAAACAAGAAGTCACACAAAATGGACTTATTTCCGACATCTCTTTTAGTTTAACTGCAAATACATTATATTCAATAATGGGTAAACAGATGAGTTCAAGTAACTATCAATATGTATTTCCTGATTTCAACTTTTATAATTCCTCAAATCAGAACATGTACTTTAATTATTTACAATTCACTCATGCTAAGAATAGTTCTAATACTGGGAGTGTATATAGTGCAGGTGGATTAAACATGGATACAGGAGTAAGTAGTCCCAACCCTCCAGATATTATTTTTAGAATGCAATTAAGTGTTTTTCAACATGGTCCTTTTAATTTTTCAGGTGGCACAGGAGGTAAAAGTGGTTGTATGGGTATGATAAGAGCATTTAGTCATGGACATGAAAATAATAATCTTTTTGAAGCTTACTTCAGGATAACTGGTAATACCATAACAGCACCAGCTGGAATACGTTTTCATTGGAATGATGATTCTAATGCTAAATTTAGTAATGGATCACAAATTTTAATGTACAAATACAATGTAAGTTAATTAAAAAATTACACAACTATAATATAAATATAGATTTATTTAGTAAAAAGGAAGACAGTTAATGTACAAAATGGTAGATGGACAAGTCATCAAAATGACAGATGAGGAAATTGCAGCGATGACTGGTAATCCTCCAACAGATAGTGAAAAACTTGCACAGCAATGGGAAGAGATACGTTCATTAAGAAATACTTTGTTAGCAGAATGCGATTGGAGAGCTAATACAGATGTTACATTATCAGACGATTGGAAAACCTATCGACAAGCATTGAGAGATGTCCCTACCCAAACTGATCCATATAAGATCACTTGGCCGACAGAACCAGGAGCATAAAATTAGACATTTTAAACTAGATATTATAAGTCAATTGATTTAAAATTATGTCAAGAATTAAAGTAGATGATATACGACATACTTCTAGTAGTAATGATTCAATAACATTCGCTTCAGATTCAAGTGTAAGTCTCAAACATAGTGGATCCGCTAAATTAACTACGACAGCTACAGGCGTAAGTATTACTGGAGCGTGTTCTGCAACATCAGTTACAGCTACATCAGTTGAAGATTCAAAAGGTGATTTAAGAAAAATTGTTCAAAATTCCCAAACTTCAGCTTATTCACTTGTCGCTGCTGATGCAGGAAAACACATAAGCATCACAACTGGTGGTGTAACAATTCCAGCAAGTGTATTTGCTGCTGGTGATGCCATTACAATTGTTAATGACAGTGCATCTGACCAAACAATTACTTGCAGTGCAGTAACCACATATCTTGCTAACGATACAAGCACTAAAACTTCATTAACCTTAAAAGCAAGAGGAATAGCAACCTTTTTATTTGTTTCAGCTACTGTTGTTTATGGTGCTGGAGCAGGACTAGAGTAATGACTATACAACAGATGTTTTTTGGATCTAGTGGTGCTGCTGCTGCAAAGGATATTAATATATTATTAAATGGTAAATGGGGTTCTGACAGTGCTGAAGGTGCTAGTTTAGCTACTTATTGGTCTAGTGCAACTCAGAATAACTATACTGGACAAAAAGCTAATGAATATGTACAATCTGACTTTACTAGAGTAGGTGATGGTATTCTTAGTTTTACTCTTCCTGCTGCCAGTTACAAAATTTATGCGAGGAGTGGTAGTGGTTCAGGGAATAATCGTTGGACAGGAGCTACAGCCACTGCGGATTTAACTCTTTCTAGTGAAACTCCCCTTTTACTTTTAATTCCGAATCATGGTTCAGGTAACTATGGTGGAGGAGGTGGATTTTTTCTTATTAAAGGAACTGATTACACTGATTCTATTAATAATAGTGCTCTTTTAATTTTAGGAGGAGGTGGTGGTGGTTATATGGCCGTAACTACTTACGGAGCACCTGGTAATTTATCTACATCTACTGGAACTCGAAGAGGTCCATCGTCCGGAGCCTCTGGAAATTATGACCACGGTGCTGGTTGGTTAGATAGTTATACAGTGACACCTTATTCAAGTGAGACAGGAACCCAAGCTAGGCATTTTGTAGAAGGTGGTAAAGGTGGAACATCTACTTCATGTAGTACTCCAGGTGGATTTGGTGGTGGAGGTGGAGGTTGTCCTGGAGGTGGTGGAGGTCACTTAGGCGGTTATCCTGGTACAGATAGTCATAATAGTGGTACTGGTTATGGTGGCACAGGGAATAGTCAATACTCAGGAGGAGGCGGAGGTACATCAATTTATAATGCTAGTTACGTATCGAATATCAGTGCTTCTTATGGAGCAACTAATAATTCTACTCTGACTTCAGAGACTCAATCAGACCAAGGCTACTTTGGAATTTATACAGTATAAAATTAGTCATTTTAAACTAGAAATGGTATAAGAAAATTATTTTTACATATGTCTTCAGTTAAGGTAGATAACATTAAGCATAGACTAAGTACTGATGATTCAGTATCACTCGCATCAGATTCAAGTGTTGCATTAAAACACAGTGGAAATCAGAAATTAGTCACCAGTTCAACAGGCGTTAGTGTAACTGGAACGTGTGCTGCAACTGCTTTTAGTGGTGATGGTTCAAATTTAACTAACATAGCATTACCAAGCACATTAACAGGATCGGCTAATCTTTCTGGTTTACTTAAAGAAGGTGTAAATATAACTGCTGGTAAGTTGAGTGATAATACAAATATTGATTTAGCAAATGGTATGGTGCATCTTTTTACTACAACAGAAACAACTACATCCACACCTAATATTAGATTTAATAGTTCTACTTCTCTCGACTCAAGTATGAGTGTTGGAGAGGCTATATCAGTAAATATTATCACGACTGCTGCAGCTGCTGCTTATTCTGCACAACTAACAATTGATGGTGCTGCGGTAACAGAGAATTGGGTTGGTGGAGCTGCACCTTCAGATGGTGGCTCAAGTGGTGTTGATATTTATTCTTATACAATTATCAAAACGGCATCAGCTACATTCACTGTCATTGGAAACCAAAGTAAAACATCATAATTAATGAAGCAAGATTTTTGGACATATCAAAAACCTTTGTCAATGACAGGTTTTGGTGGTGGTGCTACTTCACTTAGTTACGCTGGTGCTAGTTCTTCCATTGTCACCGATGGATTAGTACATTGGTTCGATTTTAGTGACACTAATTCCTATAGTAGTGGAACTACAATAACAGATTTAGGTCCTGCTGGTAATAACATGACCTTCGTGAATGCACCTACTGTTATCAACAGCAGTTTTGGATCTGGTGGTCGTCACATAGAAATTGGGAATAGTGGTAGTGGTGGCGATAAGTATGCTTACTATGGTACTAATTATTCAGATACTTTAACTGGAACTCAAGGCACTAATCCTTTTGCGATAGAAATGTGGGTGAACCTGAAAAATATAAGTGCAGAAACAGCTGTTTTTGGAGATATGATATCCACTATAAAATATAACCCTGTAGCTGTTAGATATAAAAGATTTGAAATTTTTGTTTATCAGAATAGACTGAAAACACTTGGTATGAGTGGAAGCACTAACGTTAGTTATTTCCCTAGCGATCTAGTTACGGTTGGCAATAAGAATTACGCTGATGGAACCTATGCTGGTTGGGAACATATTGTAGCGACCAGAGAAGACACAAACACTAATGGTATGAAATATTATAGAAATGGTAGTTTAGTTGTACAAGATAATAATAGTATTAATTATAATGGACCCGATACGGCTGAGGGATACGGATTAAGTCAGGCTTTTTATAGACTAGGTTATGTCTTTGGCACATGCAAATTTGCGATCTTCAGAAGATATATTAATGGGTCTTTGACAGCAGCAGATGTACAAAAACATTATGATTTGGACAAAGCAAGATTTGGTCTATCTTGATTTAAGGTCTATAAAATTAGACATTTTAAACTAGATATAAAGTAATAGAAAATTTAGATGGCGTACATAGGGACAGAACCTAATTTCCTTAATCAGAATAGGGAGGTTGATGATATAAGCGGTAGTTTTAACGGAAGCACTACGACTTTTAACTTGCAAGTTTCTGGTCAAAATGTAAATCCAGAAAGTGTTAATAATGTTTTAGTTTCTGTTGGTGGTGTATTACAAAATCCAGGAACGGATTATACGATTAATGCAGCCACTATAGTTTTTACAACAGCTCCAGCAAGTGGCTTAGATTTTTGGGGGTTGGTATTAGGTGAATTAGTTAATACAGGAGTTGTATCTGACGGAACAGTGACAACAGCAAAAATTGCTGGACAGGCTGTCACTGCACCAAAGTTAGCTAACACTGCAGTCTCAGCAGGTTCTTACACAAATGCAGATATTACAGTTGATGCACAGGGAAGACTAACATCAGCTGCTTCTGGTTCCGCAGGAATTTCAGGTATCGATGTACAGGATGAAGGTAGTGCGTTATCTACAGCTGCAACTACTCTAGATTTTGTTGGTGCTGGTGTCACTGCATCTGGTACTGGTGCGTCTAAAACAATTACTATTCCTGGTGGAGGAATTTCAGGTATCACTGTACAGGATGAAGGTAGTGCGTTATCTACAGCTGCAACTACTCTAGATTTTGTTGGTGCTGGTGTTACTGCATCTGGCACTGGAGCTTCTAAAACAATTACTATTCCTGGTGGTGGTGGTGCATTAGAATTTGTAAGCAGAACTTACGTTTCATCTACTACAAATGCTATTGATTTAACAGGTTTTGATTATGAGCGTGTTTACAAATTAATAATTAAAAGAGCTCAATGGGGTGGTTCAGCTTATCAAAATTTATATGTACGATTTTTTATCAATGGTGGTTCCAGTCCTCAAACTGCTGGTGTTTATAATTACATAATTGAACATGCTGGTGGGCATTATACTCAAAATAATGATGATAAATTAAATTTTTATCAATATGGAGGAGAAAATGAGTATGTAACAGCCACCTTTGAAATTTATACAGGATACTATGGTTACTTAAGAGGGCCTATGCATCATGTAGGTACAACTAATGGCATACGTTATGCTGATATTAGAGCTACTTTAAATCCTTCTGTCATGACTGCACAAAGAATTAGTGGTGTGAGACTATTTACAAGTGGTTATAGCGATTGGCAAGTCGGCACCGAAGTTTTACTATTTAGATACAAGGAGAGCTAATGAACAAGTATGTAGATGGTGTTTTAACACCAATGACTGATGCAGAAATTGCAGAATACAATGCAAGCATTCCAACAGATGCTGAAATTCTTGCTGGAAAATGGGTAAGGGTACGAACAGAAAGAAATGATTTATTAGCAGAATGCGATTGGAGAGCTTTTAGTGATGTCACTTTATCTGACGAATGGAAAATTTATCGTCAAGCTCTTAGAGATGTACCAACTCAATCCGATCCAGATAATATTACATGGCCTACAAAGCCTAGTTAAAACGAGATAGTTATTAGCAACTTGCAGTAATTAGATCAATTTAGTAAAATTTAAATAAATACTAAAAAAATGCAGAAAATTTTTAATGCAATAGCTGTTGCTTCAGGAGTACTCTCTTTAACAGTTGTAGGTAGTGGTTTGTTTGTTTACATCAATAAAGATGCAATAATAAACACTATAAAAGAAAAGGCTATGGAATCAATTACAGGTAACTTAGGAGAATCTTTAGGAGACTCTCTTCCCATACCTGATGTTACTGGTCCAGTAGTACCTAAACTTCCTTCAACTAATTTTTAAAATTGTCTGATATTCCAGAAATTTTAATAAATACTGTAGTTATTCCTAAACTTGATAATTATTATTTTTCAACTATACAATCATTACCTCAGAGTCCTCCAGTAACTTTACAGATTGGTAATCCAATCATAGATTTACCGGGGTGTGTTAAATTTAATGATTTAAACAAAAAATCAAAAAATTTAGTAGATGAGGATGAAAGAGGAAATGTAGTTTTATGTGATGCTGGATCTCCTACTTATGAAGCAATAGATTATCAACCAGAAGAATTAATCTATGTTGAAGATGCTGTAGTTCCTAATGTACGAACTGCACCAAGAAAAGAACAAGAACAAAAAGAAGAAGAAAAAAATAATGAAAGTGAATTAGGAACTCCTGATCCAAAATTAGATAACATACCAAAAGATAATCAGAAAGAATGCCCAGCTCCAAATCAACCAAGAGTTGGAGATTTAACACGTAGTGGAGATGAGATAGTTGTAGGTCATGAATTACAAGGAAATATTTGTGTAATTTTGTATGAACCAAGTTCTAGTCTTGAAAAACTACTTCCAAATACATCACAAGTAAGTACTACAGCTGTAATTGCTGTCGTAGCAACGGCTTCAGCAGCTGCAACACCTATCTTATTAAAATTAATAAAGCCATTAATAAAGCAATTAATAAAGAGAATTAAAGGTTTATTAGGAAAAAAAGATAGAGAAAAATTTAAAGGATTGCAAAGAAAAAAGAAACTTATTTCGGAATCGAATGAAGATGATTAGGAACAACACCATGAGGATTTGCAACTATAATATCGGCACAGATTTGAGCTGATGGGCTAGTTTTTGCAAACGTCACGCCCAATCTTTTCTGCTCGGCACAGTGCTTCAATCTTGCCATCTCAAAATCTAATCTTTTATTAGCTAATATTTGTTTATTTATTTGATTCTGACTGCTGGAAGCACGTAAACAATTTTCATTGTGCCTTTTATCAAGAGGTATAGTTATATTCATACTGATACCCCATCCAATATTGTGATTTGTTTTTTGACCTGTTCTTACAGGTTTTTGATAAAGAACAGCCCCAGGATTGTCTAATATGCCATCATTATCGACATCTGAATTGTCGTACACATTATCAAGCCATTCAGATTCGTAAGGTTCTTTCCATGAATCCTGCAATGTAGCAAATGGAGTAATTGAAAGAGTAGATCCTTGACAGGAAACCCCACCTCCGTAAGTATTAGTTAGGTATGGTCCCGATAGATTTTGTACCGCCAAATTTGATACGCTCCCGGAAGAATTCGCAATCGGATTTGCTGTGGCTGAAACCCCTCCCACTTCGTTTGCATAAAGGGGAGCACTAAATATATTTAAAGCTAAAAATAAATATTTTACTGACTGAAGGTTGAAGTTGTATCTGTTACAGATTTTATGTCGGTAGTTCTCTGAATTATTGTCTGTGACTTCAACCCTGGCTGGCTCAGTGTAGTTGTCATCTGCCAAGGCTTTGTCTCGTCTATGATCGAGAAGTTTGGCATATTTGAGGAATCTAAATTTGTCCACGTTGAATTAACTCCATTCAGCGTTTGAGTAACACTTTTGGCTGGAGGAACCAAACTACTACTATCTGTCTTTATATTATTGCCAGTTACGGTATATTGCCAGCCTGTTTGATAATCAATTACATTTATTGTTTCAGTAACCTTAGAAGTAGTCTCAGTGTGAGACTGAAGAACACCAGTATTAAAATTTGGAACTACTGGTACTGCCTTCGCAGTCGTACTCATCAGACTTAGAAAGATTACAGGTATTATTTTTCTCATCTGTCTCATCATCTTCTTTTTCTTTTATTGCAAAGGCATGATCCTTTAGTTTCATTTTATTGAAATTTCGCTTACAAATTGACCTGTAGCCACTGTACCAGCTCCTCCACTTGTTAGAGCAATGGTTGAAGATGAATCAATTGTACCTGCTAATGTTCCTGCAACCCCTGCTGCAGTTGAAGTTTGATCGGAATAAGCAACCACGGCACCTGTACTTGGAGCACTTGTGGATATAGCATCTGCTTGTGTAAATGATTGCGTGAAACTCCAAGATTCACCTGCTGTGGCCTGTACTGCTGAAAGTGTAGGTATTGAACCAACTCCTGAAGCTATTGTCAATGAGCCAATTGAGTTAGTAGCTGAACCACCTTCAGGTGTATACTGAGTAGTTACGTTGTTTCCAGAAACACTATAACTATTTCCAATTCGGGATACTTGAGTGGCAGCAGCATTTACTTGTAGCTGTACACTGCTAGATAATTTATGAGTGATATCTGCTCTGGCTGCTGGGGCAAATATCAATATCAACAAAGGGAATAATTTCCGCATTTTTAGTACCTTTTAATTACTATACATAAGTTTACATGAAGGTAGACTTAGTATGTATTGAGATTATAAAATGACTGAAAATTCAAAAGAGTCTCCTAAGACACAAGAGAAAAAAAATGTTTTCTCAAAAATCAAAGAAAGCATTGATGACAAAGAAGAGCAACTTGCTATTGTAGGTGGTTTTGTTCGGTTAGGAGTTTTAGTTTGGAGTGGTTTTATTCTGACTCTTAACTATATAACAATTCCAGGATGGGAACAAAACAAGATCGATCCAACTTTTATCGCAAGTGTTTTTACAGGAACCCTAAGTACTTGGGGCGTTGCTACAGCTAAGAAAAGAGGCGATGGAACTATGAAGATGGATAAAAATAATGCTGCAAATGGTGTTTCAAGTTTAAGTAAAGTTGACCTTGAAAAGTTAATAGAGAAAGCATCTCAAACTGCTCCTACTCAGATCTTGCGTATCGAACAGGCTCCGATTAAAATAGTGACAGAGACTAGTCCTAAGAAAAATGTATAGCAGACCAAGTAAAAATTGGGGAATAATAGCTTTAGTATCTATCTTAGGGGTATCTAATATTTCTCTGATGAGTACTTTAGTTACTAATAAATTTAAAAGTCCATATCCTAATGTTAATTTTCCAGTAGGTCCGTATACTTCTTACAGTATTGTTGCATCTGAAGAAGGATATAGTATCAGATATAAAGCAAACGATCCAAAAGTTTTAAACCGAGTTAAGTTACTTACTGAGCCAAAAGGATTATTTGGTAATAAAGAGTCAAAATTAAGTTTGAGAGAAACTTATACAATGCAACGTGAATTAGGTAAAGATGGAGTAGAGGGAACCGTAATGACTGAGAAAGACATTGCTTGCATAAAAGTAGAAGGTAGTGGAAACGCTACAGGAAAAGTCGTAGGAGCCTCTGTAGGAGTTAAAGCTGCACCTGCATTTAGTAACATACCAATCGTTGGATGGCTTGCTGCAGGCTTTGTAACTATGTTTGCACAGGACAAAGGATCAGAGATAGGTGGACAGATAGCAAGAGACTACAATGATTGTTAATAGATAATTCTAGGGTTATACTCAAAGTAGTTACATACTAAAAATGTCTTGCGGAGTATCATTAGAAAATCTTAAAAATTTTGATAAGCAAATAGATGAGCAGGCTTCGACATTATCAAAACAAATACAGCAATTAGAATCTCAACTTATAACAGCTAAAAATTCTTATTTAAAAGTTTTAGGTGCTAAAGAAATTATAGAAATACAGATTAAAGAAGCAGAATCTGTTGAGAGCACTCCAGTATTAGTTCCAGAGGCAAGTGGTGATTAAGATGTTAAAGGAGATGAATAGAGACAGATATAAAGCCTTACAATTACTAGCAGATCATTTACGCACTCCGTCAAAAGATTTATCTCTTAATGCAATTTTTAATGATGTAAAGGATGAAGATCTTAAATGGGTGACAGAAAAAATTCATTATTATTTATTAAGACTTCTTGAAGAAGCAGACTATGAAAAAGAAGAGGATGTAGAGCTAGTTTCATTATTGGATTAACCACTACATTTGTGTAAGTTTATGCAGCATAAAGTTTCTACAAGGTTGCAAGGTACATGTGATTCACTGCGAGCAAGATTTACTAGCAAATTTAATTGAACTCTCTCCAAAAAATGCTCGCCATAAATTTCGACAATGTATATTTCAATCTTGGGATTGGAAATGTGCTTATTGTGATAAAGAATTAAACAAAGATACTGCGACGATTGACCATATACTTCCAAAATTCAAAGGTGGACATAATGTTAAAACTAATATGATTTGTTCCTGTTCTAAATGTAATAGATTAAAAGGATCAAATCTTTTAGAAGATTGGTACAATCCTGAATTTAAATTTTTTCAAAAGGAGAGACTTGATAAGATAAAACAGTGGATGGATCAAAACAGCTCTATTAAAATCCTACCCTCAGATAAAGCAACACCTTATATAACAAATGACTTCTACATCGGATGGGTCGCTTCATGAAGACCAAGCAAAAGCATTTGCAAGACAATATGCTGAAGAATTACAAGCAGAAAAAATTTCTAAGAATAATAAATTAGTGAATAGCAGAATTCAAGAAGCAGGAGATGATGCTTTATATGGCATGCGTGGTATGGATCTAGTGTCTAAAGTGAGAGCAGGAGAAGTCAATTTTATTTAGTAATAAAATCAATAGCATCTAAGAGTTAGAATTATTTATATAAGTATTAAGAAAAAGACTGATGTCTAAAAGGGCAAAAGCTAAAAAACTTTCAAAAGAGCACTTGAAATGTAATAAGCCTAAAAAGACTCCCAGTCATAAAACAAAGTCTCATGTTGTAAAAGCATGTGAAGATGGCAAGGAAAAATTAATAAGATTTGGTCAACAAGGAGTAAAAGGTGCTGGTAAAAATCCAAAAACCGCTAAAGAAAAAGCTAGAAAAAAATCATATTATGCGAGACATGATGCTCAAGACAAAAATCCTGACAAAATGTCAGCTAGATACTGGTCACATAAAGTAAAGTGGTAAAATAAAATTAAATACAAAAAGTACCTATGGAAGTGATTGCTATCAGTTTTGTTATTTTATTTGGTGGAACATATGGAGTGGGAACACTTTTATTAGGACGAACAAGTTCTGACGAATATAATTAATTGCTCATTAATTCACTGTTGGTAATATATGTATAAAGGTTTTTATTTATATGGATCTTAACCTTCCGACAAATGTTGAATTTTCTATTCATGCTGCATCTTTAGCAATACAATCTTTAGATAGAGTAGAATTAGAAGAGGCATTCATTGAGCTTTTACATCAGAAAGCATTAGATCGTCAGATGTTTTACGGCATTATGAAGGATCATGGCATTGATGCCAACATTCAATTCCAGCTCTCTACTGAAGGGCAAATTTCTTAAGAAACATGGCTACAAGAACAATTGAGGCAACTCTAGACAAATTCAGTGTTGATGCTGGATCAGAAATTACATATCTTGGACCTACAGCAGCAGGTAATAAAGGCGATGCAGTAAGGGGATTTAGAGTCAATCCTGGAGGTACAGGAGACATTAAGGTAACTCTTGATAGATCTGAAGGTGTAAATACAATGCAAATTTTTCAAGAGGATGCATTTGCAACAGGAGATGCACCTACTGGTTATTATAAATTCTTTGATATAGCTAAAGCAGGTAAAGGTAAGGGAGCTGTTGGTGTTACAGTTACTAACGCAGCTAAAAACTATGTTGTACTTTTAGAATTAGATGGTTATTCTGAAGTAAGCTATAACGGATCTGTTGTCGTCCCATAAATATTTATTATTTACAGAAAAAGGCTATAAATTAACAAAAAAATATACTGTTCCTAGAACTTATTTAGGAATGGGTAGATATGCAGCGTATAAAGATTTTGGTGAAAGTATTTGGAGGATAGGCTATGGAAGTGAAACTATTGATGATTATTATTTAGATGCTAATGATAAAGCCATTCAAGAAGATATAGATAAACAGTTCTATGAGGATTTAAAAAGTTTCTCAAAGGAAGCCGAAAAATATGTTTTTGTAAATTTAAACATAAATAAAAGAGCTGCTTTACTTAGTTTTGCTCATAGTATTGGTATAAATTCATTTAAATCTAGTAGATTACTAGATTTAATAAATAGTTATGCAACTAAAAATAAGATAATAAAAGAGTGGAGTCCCTATATAAACCATATATGGATGTCAGGAGGGGATCTAATGACCGATAGAAGGCGTACAGAGCTTGATATGTACTTTGCACCAGATAAAGAGATACCAACCTTCTATCGTCATAAATGCAACGCTAAAGTTTGTTTATTAAATATTGCAGAAACTTACAACGGATCTGCCACACAAATAAAAGGAATTGAATATTTAGAAAAAAAACTTAAAGAACTTGATCCGTCTGGAGAGGTTCTTCGGAAGTTTTTTCGATATTGGAACAGTACTCCAAGTGGTCTAGGATCTCCTTTGCGTCGTAAGGTCGATCCTTAAGCCAATCAAGACAATCCATGATTAAAAGCTCTCTTGAGTAATTTTTTTCGAATTCGTCCCATTTTATTACTGGATCAGGTATAGAAGGTGATTTGACCTGACTTAAATCCTTTTCCATAGATTGAACTTGCTGATTCGAGTATTTCATTGTTTTTATCTTTAGCCATACTTATTTTTAACAGTACTAAATATCCAATCAAGTCATTGATAACATCTTCATCAGTTGCTAATAAACCTGCTCCCTTCATAATTCTGTTTAATTTATCATCAATACGTACTAATAGTTGCTCTGAAGCTGAAGCTTTACTAAAAACTCGACATGGTTTTAAAGCAGAATCACCATATTTTCTATTTTTGTCAATTAAAAGATCTTTTATATCATCACAAATGCCGCTAATTTTTAATTCAGTTTCATTCATAGTCATGTGTAGCTCCAATACAATAGATGTATGAAACCTCAGTCTACTTCAAGTTACGACGTTGACAATCGTTACAGATTTTATAAGTCGTTAAATTCAAGAGAAGATATTTCTCCTGAAAGGAGAGGGGTCAGACCTGGTGTTGATAATAATAGCTCTCAAAATTTTTTGAGATCTTATATAGCACAATTAAGGGACATGAATTTTCCTCGGCAAATGATTGATTAGCAGATTACTTTGCCAATATGAGAAAATATATTTTTAAATCTTTCTGTTTGATTAAAACCTAAATCTATTTTAGGCAAATAAATAAAATATCCCCAACTTATAGGTGATTCTAAACATTCGTATTTTTTACCATGTATTAAATTAGCTCGATTAGTAGGAACACAAACTGGGAAATCCCACATTTCTGGACACGTTCTTATCATTTCAGAATAGGTAGTGAAAAACAAAGCTTCTGGTATATTTCTTAATTTCCATTCTTTTAATAATCTTCTAAACCATATTACAGATGGAGCTTTTGCTCCTTGACCTGCAGATAAACTCCATCTCCACGTACCTCTTTTCTTCGCAAAAGAACATCTTCCGAAGGTAGGAGGGAATAAATAAGTTTTACCAGTCCAAGGCTCCTCAATATTTAAACCATCTATCTCATATGTATATATTTTTTTTGCTCTTAAAAATTGATTATTTGCATCATATGTAGAGCAAGGATCTAAGTCTATAGTTCTTAATAAGGCATCTATATAAGGTAAATATTCACAAGGTGTTAACCAATCATGAGTTATGTGGTCTACTTGTGCTAATGATCTTCTACTAGCACCCCATGATCCTTTAGTCACATTTGTTTGAAGCTTGCACCTTCACTATCAATTTTGTAGTGAACCAGAGACATCTCTTTATCATCTTGAATAATAAATAAAGCTTCTTTATCAGGATCTAATTTTTCTGCTCGAACTATAGCCTGTTTCATTACATCTGCAGCACCTTCTAAATCATTTTTATTAAGGTCATCTATAGCATTAATAAGGTTATTAACCGTTAAATAAAACATAGATTTCTTCTCATCTTCATGAGTTGGAACATATACCATCGCCCCTGGACCATCATTATGATAAAACTTGTAATAGAATTCACACATATCAGCACATACTCGTTCAATAGTAAGTTGATAAAGTTTTTTTTCATCTTCACCTAATGCAGTTCCAATTAATTTTTTCAATAACCGATTTCTTCTGCTAGTCATTTAGTTTCCCCAACTGTTACATTGTTATCATTTTTTTTATCTTTGTCAATTTTTATAAGATCTTTGAGCCCTGATTTTTTAAGTGTCTCCAATAATTTTGGTAGTGGTCTATAAAGAACAACAGCCTTTTGCATATTTCCAATTTTTTTTATTAATTTGCCATTTTTATCTCTTAATTTTGTAAGTTCTCCCTGTCTAATTAAATATTCTGCAACACATCTATATCTTCTTTTTTCAGCTAAATTTATCTCTGGATACCTATCGCAGATTGTACTAGTTTTCATATCACTGAAAGTAAGTCTTATCTGATCAGCCAGTGATAATCCAAGTATTAAGTCTCTTGTGCTTGTTTCATAGCTTGAAACTAATTCTAAATACCTTCTAAGATCTTGATTATTAAAACTACCAGATGGAGGTATAAATATTTCTACTTGTTCAATAAGTGATTTACACAATTTTTTTCTATAATTTCTAGTTGTGACTGAATTTATATCTAAATCAACAAATCTGTAACTCTGATAGAGATTATCAGGATCTTTATGTGGTGCATAATTTGTTGTATCTAAGATATCTACCCAGTCCTCTAATTGTTGTGCTTCCATTCGAGGACACTATCTGTTCAAATACTAGCCTACTTTTTAAGATGATTCCATTGTTGTCTATGACTAATTAGTAAAGCCCAAATATAGTAATGTTTTATGCTTATAAAATGGTCTTTAAGTTTTACATGTTCATACCAGTCTTCACCATATAATTCAGTCAATCTTTTTTTACATTTTTCTAATGAACCACTATAGTTTGTTGATTCCCAACATGATTTAGCTAATAACATTTCTTGGATTGTACATAGACCTTGTAGTTCAAGAGTAGACAGACTATGTAAAAGTTGGCTAATATCGGAGAGATATGGATATTGTTCATCATGCGTCGCCCTATTACTTACGCTGAGTTGATTTTGATTTTGTTCCTTCTCCCTATTGGGTATATTGGAGTTAATCATTTGTATGAGTTTGTTTCAGATAGAATCACTATAGAAGTTAAATTTAAAGAACCATAATGTCAAGTTTTTTTGGAGGGGGATCATCACCACAAATTATGATTCCTGATCAGCAAAAATCAAAAGCATTTCAGACTATAATACCGCAACAGACTTTTCAAAATGCAGCGGAATACATGGGAAGATTGGATGATGAATACAATAGAACACTTGATAGACAATATGATCAAGTAGGAACTTCTGCCGAAATGGGAGCTAGAGCAAAAGGAAGACAGCTGCAAGGCCGTTCATCTTATCTATCATCATTACCATATACTGCTGGACAAGATGTAAGAGATGTAGCAGAAACAAGAGAAGGCGATGCAAAACTTGCTTATAAAGATGCTTTAGACAGAGCTAAAACGTCTGAGCGTAAATACGCACCTGTAACTAAATCAGGATTTGATAGCAGGCAATATTTAGAAAATTATCGAGATCTAAGAGATGCTTTTGGTAATGATTTAGAAAAAGCTAAACAACATTATATAGACTTTGGAAAGGATGAAGGCAGAACTGATGAAGATATTCATGGATTAAATAAAGGAGTACCAGGCTTTGCTAGATCTACTGAATCTTCATTTCTTCCAAGAGAAGCAAATGTAACTAATGCAACTAATGCAACTCAGTCCAACATTGATGCAACTCAGTCCAAGCAAATAGAAGATTTATATAAAAAATATCAACCTAAGACCGCCTATAGTTATATGAATAAAGAAAACTAATAGAAGTTAATTTTTTTATAGAATGACTTGACCAAAGTTCACGGAATCTTTTATATTGTCAGTAATTTGACCAAAATTAATTTGCTCTTCAACAGTTTCTACTGTAAATCTCCAATCTGTTACTGATACATTCAATCCAATAGAGTAAGTCGTTTCTAAATATCTAATATCATTTGTGATTACGAATAAATATTTACCTTTTTGTAATAATGAAGATGGATAATCATTTAATAAAATTCCAGTGTCATCATCTTCATAATCTATTGCTGAATCACGAAACACATATCCATCATTATTTATAGGTAATTCTTGTCTATGCCCATTTTCATCAATTTCATAAAAGGCTAATAAAGTATTTCTATTAGTTTGATTTTCATATGAAGTAGCAGAAAATTCTTGAGTAAATTGAATTGATCTGGGCAAAGATAAATTTATTTCATAAAATGTGCTTTGTTTTCTTGATAAACCACCATGAGTATTAGTTATAACTTTTGTTTTAAATGTTTCTGTGAAATCTCCAAGATCTATTGGGTTATTTAAATTATCTCCTTGTTCTGCAGGTCTAGGATCAGAACCAAAATAAGAAGTAGGTCCGTATGCAGTAGGTCCTGCTCCACCTGTGGGGTAAGCTTCAACAGTACCTAAATTAAAAAACCCTAAATTAGTTGGGATAGTAGTAAGAAATCTTGCCACTTTAAGTTTGTTTATTCCTATCTCTATGATACTGCAGAATATTTTCGTGATGAAGCTTAACGTCTTTAATAGATTTACATTCAGGTATTTCTTTTACACCTTTAATCATCAAATGCTTAGGATTACAGCAAAATGCTGTGCATTCTGGTTTATTAAAAATACGATATTTACCTGTATATCCACGACTTAGCCAAAAAGCAATACGTGGAGCAGATTGTGTTTTACCTGAGTGAAAAGGAGAGGGAAAATATGCAGTAGATTCTGTCCCATTTTTTCTAGTAGCTCCTTGCCATACCCAACAATCATCTTCTTCTTTAATATCTACTTGTTCCCAAAATCTCTTTACTTGCCAATACCATTTCATTTCGAATTCTCTAACATCTACTGTGCATCTAGCTTTTTTTATTTCTTCCATACAATCAAGGCACTCTCCCATTAATCCAAAGTTACCTTTATGTTTGTTAGTTCCTTGTATATGCCAAGGACATTCGTAGTGTTGAGTTTCTGTCACGACTCCTCTAAAATTTTTTGATTCATTTGGATGAGCTCTCATTAAATTTACACAAGTGTCTGAGAGATTTGACCAAATCTTTTCCTCATTATATTGATCTTCTTTATCTTCGACATTCTCATATGTCTCTCCAGAACAAATTCTTCTTACTGAATGATATGGTAAACGATAATGTTTAGATAATTTTCTACTACTTACACCACTTTGATTTTCGTTTCTCAACTTAGTTATTAAGTCAATATTTATAGATTTTTCACTAACTTTTGCATTTTCATAAGCTACATCTTTTCTTGTTCCCCAATAGTAATGAGAAGGGTTAAGACAAAATTGAGATTCACATTCACTTCTTTTTACAATTATTGGTTCTTCTTCCGAATAATTTCTTCCTGTCATATTTAATATTAGAGGTCTAGCATCATGTCCTTTATACATAAGTTTTGTTTTTTTACTTGTAGTAAAACCTTTAAATCCAGCATTATTCATCTTCGTCAGACACCAACAAGATTCTTTACCAAAGTGTTCTAAAGCTGTTTGAAAAGCTCGTACAAATAATATTTGATCATATGCAGTCAGATTCTTATATAAGAATGCATCACTATTCTTCATGCAAAGTAGGGGGTAGGTGTACTCGTAAGAATACATCCCTTTAATAGCAATGGCAATCGTTGAACACCCAAATACCAAAAAATTTTCTCTATTTATATTACTTTTATAGAGGATGAGGTTAGGTATATGACTGTTTTACTTTATATACACTCACTTACCTAACCACCGCATACATGAAGATAAGTAAAATGCTATTATTTTTTAGGAACTTGGGTGTTCATAGTAAACCTCAGTCATACAAATCTATTTGAAACGCAAAGTACAAATATTTGCACTAACCCTACCACTATTTTTTGATAAAAAATGCGGAAAAAGTTTTTTAAGGTTTTGGGTTAGGTAGATGACTGTTTAAAAAAGGTATACACTCATGTATCTAGTCTCAAAGTCTTGTCGATGATATTATTTAAATAACAACTTTTGTAAAGATAAATGCCAGGATATCCGATGCAAGGAGGATTTGATCAATCTGGATTAAATGATGTGATTGATCCGACTAGACAATCAAGATTACCAGGTGGTTATGCTACTCAGGGACAAGCAGTCAGTGCTCCTTATGGTCAAGCTATGAAAGAAGCGGCTTCAAAGACTAATCCTATGAATGCTAAATCACAAGAAACACCAGTAGGTGATAGAGTTGATGATTTTTTAAATAGAATGGGTGCATAAAATGGGAGATAATGATTTTCCAGCTGTGATGGCAAATGGGGGTGGTAAAACATTTCTATCTGGGTTTGTTAAAGGAATGAATAAATATAGTCAGGCTGGTACAGATGTAGATGATTTTGAAATGGAAAGAGAATATGAACAGGAAATAGGAAAACCAATGATGGAAACAGTAAGATTTCGTAAATAAAGTTATCGTAAAATTGATTTAATAATCAAGTTTTTAAATATAAATGACACAGACTAAAGCACAATTAGTAGATCTATCAGTAGAAGGTGTAAATGCTAATAATTTAAATTCTGGAACTGTACCAGATGCTAGATTTCCTGCAGTTTTACCTGCTATATCAGGTGCAAATTTAACAAACTTACCTAGTAGTGGTATTAGTAATATAGTTGAAGATACCACTCCGCAACTTGGTGGAAATTTAGACGTATTAACGAGAGAAATAACTACAAGCACAAGTAATGGAGATATAGTATTTACTCCAGATGGAACAGGAATTATAAAGATAAAAGGTGCTGGTAGTACCGACGGTACACTTCAATTAAACTGCTCAGCACAATCACATGGTGTGAAGATAAAGTCTCCTGCTCATAGTGCCGGTCAGTCCTATACAATGGTCTTGCCTGATAATAATGCGACAGCTAGTAAATTTTTACACGTAAAAAGTATTACTGGTAGCGGAGCTACAGCCGTAGGGCAGCTAGAGTATGCAGACACTTTTACAGGTTCAATTACTTTTGAAGATGCAATAAACGAAAATGTATTTGCAATTACTGATGCTGCATCTGTAGCTTTAGATCCTGATAATGGAATGGTTCAGACATGGACATTAGGAGGAAATAGAACTGCAACTGATAGTTTAACCACAGGTCAATCTATGCTTCTTATAGTTACTGCTACTAGTTCAAACTATACCTTGTCATGGCCTACTATAAAGTGGAATGGTGGATCTGCCCCTACTCTTGGTGGTGCTAATGCTACAGCAATAGAAATATTTAAAGTAGGGAGTCAATTATATGGAGCAACAATCGGAGATCTTTCATGACATTATCGCACAGGCTTCGTGCTGCAGGCGGTGGTTCTCAAGCAGTTGATTTAGCAAGTTTTTTTGGTGTAGATCCAACTGTTCAAACATTTGTTAAAATGCAATATCTCCAAGAGCATTGGAGTATGACTTATCAACAACCTACAGGTGGTTGGAGTGATTTTTATAGTGGTAATTCTGCATATACTAATGGTGGAACATTTATAAGTGGAGTTGGACTAACTGCTACTGATAATTTAGGCATGTGGAAAAGTAGTGCTTTTGGTCAATATAGTCAACCAACAATGTCTATTGTCAACCAAGTACCTAGTTGGGGTACAACTGGTTCCAGTCAAAACGCTTATTGGAGTTCTGGTTACAGTCCACCTGATGTCACTGATTTTTTTAATGGTACTAATGGAGGATATATAACTAGTGGTGCTTATTCACAGGGTGTAGATTCATATTTAACTTTACAATTTAATAATGGTTTAAGAGATAATTCAAATGTTAATGCACTAGGGATTGTTGTACAGGGTTATGGAAGTTATGGTAATGGATTTTTTTCTTATCACCATAGCCCTATTTGGAGATTTGAATGCAATGGTGTAGCTGCAACTTTTGCACCTAAAGGATATGTTGGCATAAGTACTAGTACTACTAATGGTACTGGGCGTGCTGGTTATGTTCTGTATCCTTGCCTTTTTGATGATACTACTTTTAGTGCTTTAAATACTCATTTTATGTACCCAAATGTGAGTGGTAATACTCTTCCTTCTAGTTACTTTGTTTACTAAATAACTTACCTTTATAATATTTAAAGTAGAGGTAAAATTCAATTAATTATGAAATACGCAATCACTGAAAGCTTAGCTGGTGGTACACCTACTGTAAAAAGCACTGGCACTATTAAAGAATTATTTCCCAATACAAGTTTTACTGCTACTGGTCCTAACGCAGATTTTTTAGCAGAAAACAATGTAGTAGAGCTTGTAGAAACGCTTAGTTATACGACTCCTACACAAAAGCTTACTACTGTAGATGCTTATATTGAAGGTGGTAAGGTTTATAACGTAAAAGTAGAATCTACTACTACAGATGAACAAACAGAGTTAAATAATTCAAAGTGGGCACTAATTAGAAGTGAAAGAAATCGTAAGCTTACTGAAACAGATTGGAGAGCTACTAGTGATCTAACTCTTTCAGACGATTGGAAAACCTATCGACAAGCATTGAGAGATGTCCCTACACAGTCCGATCCTTTTAATATTTCTTGGCCTACAGAACCAAGTTAAATAAAAATTAAACAATAAATTGTTGAACATTTTGATTATAAAGATAAAGTAAGAGTAGATATAAATATTAGATGTTTCTTGTAAATTTTTTTCTATCTAGACCATCTGTTTACACTCTTCCTGGAACTTGGGAAAAGCAACCTTTAATAAAACACGGTAATTATGCTGGATTGCCACCAGAAGGTCAGATAGTTGCTATCATTTTGATACTGCTATTTTTAGTCACAGGATATGGACTATATGTAGCATTTGGACCACCTAATAAAAAATTAACTGATCCTTGGGATGAGCACGACGATTAAAGCAATATTAAAGTTTATTATTATTTTTTCTGGTGTAGTTACTTTTTTCGAGTTTTTTTCAATTTTCTTTTAATTTTTTAAATAAATGAGTGGAATTTGTTATCTGCTCTTCTTTTTTTCTACAGTGTTCACAGTTACATTTACAGTGAGGACATTCACACTTATTTTGCATTAGAAAAAATAGATTTATTTTAATTCTATTAGTTATTTATACAGATAAAGATCCAGCAAATCCTGCAATCGTGCCTACAGCAACGAAAAATCCAAATTCTATTAATGGATAATATGGATTATAAAATATTTTTTTCATACGAATACTAGTGAGCTCACATTTGTGAGTAAATAGATTGCTATGAGAGTTGTGAAGATAAGATGATTCATTAAGTTCCTTGATAAATGGGAGTCATTACGCCACCACCCTGATCATCATCGTCATCATTATTACTAGCACGTAAGACTAGCTCTAATAAGACTGCAAAACCTATGGGATATAAACACCATAGGATTGCAAAAAAAGGTGATATTTCATTAGTTGCTGACAACTCAGGCATTAAAACATGCCGAAGAACATATGTCCTGTGAGTAAATCAGATGTTGCTGCTGCAACAAGACCAAGCATTGCTAGTCTTCCGTTCCAGTTTTCAGCAATAACTTTTTGTTTTTCTAATTTTTTCATTAGAAAATACCAGGAATGATCTGACCAGTTGTCCAGTATGCACCAACTGCGGCTACGAATCCAAGCATTGCTGCCCAGCCATTAAATCTTTCTGCTTCAGGAGTCATGATAATAAGTAATAAATTTTAAAAAATGCCAGGAATAATCTGACCTGTTGTGATGTAAGCACCTAATAGAGCTACAAATCCGAGCATTGCCCATCTACCATTAGCTTTTTCAGCCTCTCGTGGATAGCCTTCATAGGATATTGTCTCGTCAATATAAGGACGAGTTTCAGCTGGAAACATATTTTGTCTTCCACCTGATTCTGTAGTTGTTGTCATTAGGATTTTATATCTTCTTTATATTTTACACTTGTTACATTTTGTTACAGTACTTAATATTACTTAACAAATATAATATATAATATAAGTTTTTTTTATATCTCTTACTGTGACTGTCTTTCTGGAAGTATTGTCACTGAGGATTTAAATTTTTCGTCAGAGTTTCGAATTACTAAACCTCTAATAAAGGGTCTACCTTTTTTACTGAAGCTAATAATTTCTTTCATTCCAAGCTGGTTCTTACAACAATCTAATAGAAGAGAAATAAATCTTTTCTGACCTACTGGTTTTGAACCTGTATCTTCACAATAGGCACAGTATGAGGCATATAAATGAAAATTACTATTTACATATCTTTCTTTTGAATCTTTAGCAGCTGGTATTTTTTTACCAACAGCAGAAACTGAATCTGGAGAATGAACAACTTCTGATTGTAACCACTCAACTAAATTATTACTGGTTAATAAAATGCTATTTCTTACAGTTTTAAGATGATCTACTTTTTCATAAGTATCAAGTAAATATTCTCTCATATTTTGGGTATCCATTTTTAAAACCCAATTGACTAATCCTGGTAAATATGACTTCCATAAGCCTGCTACTTCTCCACTTTCAAGTTTAATCATTTCAACAGCCTCACTATTTTTATCCCATAAAGGTCTGTTAAATTCAACAGTTAATCGTCTTCTTGTCAAACCTGAAGTGTTATCTGTTGTCTGTATTGGTTCATTAGCACAAACCATAACCATACCTGTATAAACAAAAGGCTCTCCAACATTTTTATTTTTTTCTTCAAATCTTAAATTATCTCCTCCAGTTAAAGCTTTAAATATTTGAGCAGATCCACCATATCTTTCTGAATCATTTATTAGTGTTAGTCTTTTACCTTTTATAGATGCAATTTCAAAACGACTTTGTTCTAATTGATTTAGCGTTGTCGAAGCGTAATTACCATTACCAATAAGAGCACAACATAAATTAGCGAAGGTTGATTTACCTCGTCCCCCTGGACCAATAACCTCCAAGAATCGTTGTAATTCATGGCCTTTCCCTACTAAACAAGCTTTTAACCATGCTCTTAATACTTGTACTCTTTCCTCGTCATTATATTGGGTCTTTCTTAACCACTGAATGATTGGACCAGAATCAGCATAAGGATCATAATCAAAGTCTAAACCCCAAGTCAAATAATTCTCTTGATCATGTGGTAAAAACTCTGATGAACTCATTTCAAGAACACCATTTTTAAATGCTAATTTATCAGGATCATCATTCCAATATGGTTGAGTAATATATGCTTTCGTTAGATTTGTAACATCAGATAAAAGATGAGATGTAAATCCACCAGGAGTAGGTATACTTTCCCTTAAAAATAAATCTTGAACAAAGTGTTTATATTCATCTTTATATTCTTCTCTACGCCAAGTTCCTTTTTTACTTTGATAAAACATAAACGTATCATATTTAGGGTCATATCTCCAACCACATTCGATAACCATCCCTGTAACCATTTCAGCCAACTCTGAAGCTGGAGCAGTTTTAGGTCTTCCTTTAGTTATTACTTTTTCTCTTATATCTTTCTGTTCTTTTAAAGAAGGTTCACCTATTAATTCACTTAATACTTGATTTACAAGAGGTATTGGTAATTCAGCATTGTCTTGTTTAAATGCTTTTTTTGCTTTTTCTGCAAGTTTGTCAGGAGACTCTACAACAAATCCACCTATATCTATATAACCATCTTCTTTAGCCATAGCTCTTAAATGATGTAAACCACAATGATTTTCTGGAGCAGGACCGCCATCTACAACTTCAAATGTATCCCATTTTTTTTCACATACTCCTTCTTCAAAATTATCTGCTTGTTTTGACCAATCAATCCAATCACCAAGTAAAGTCCCATCAACTTGTTTAAGGCTCATGCCTACCTTTAACCAGTCATCATAATCAGAAGATCGTGAAGGATTTAGGTGATCTAAATATATTTTTGCTTCCTGTATATATTCTTCTTGTTGAAATTCTGAACCCTCTTCGTAATCTAAATTTACTTGTTGAGTAACAATACCACTTCTGATAGGTTTTTTATATTTATTTGTAGGATAGGATTTTGCTATTGCTTCGTATAACCATTCAGGCATTTCAGGAGGATTTTTAGCAAATTCAAATCCACCATGAGGAGTTGTAAAATATCCATCTGTATCAGGATGGCTACCCATTATTGCTCCCTGTCTAGATCTAAATAAGATTTCAAAAGATGGTATTCCTATTTTTATTGTTGCTTTATCTGGTAATAATTTTAATTTTGATGCAGGGACGCTAAAAAGCATTCTTTGCCTGTCTTGTTTTCCAGATGAGATAGTAAGGGTAGGAGGGAAAGCACCCGATATAGGGGCTCCTGCAAGCTCCTCAAGGTCTTTTATTGCTTCAGTCCCATCTATATCAACCCAGACTAAACCACCACTGTTTGACCACACTCCTGTTATTAATCCAACTCCTGTTGCATTCCCTTGATCAAACTCATGTTTAATTTCTTCCACGGAGTATGGTTGTGTAGTCCAACCAGCTATATATGCTCTTTTACCTTGTAATGGTGTTAATGCCCAATCTTTAGGGATTAAGTCAAAATTAATCTCTCCGGGTTTTAAATGATTATTTGATTCTGGTGATGCAGTTGGCATTATTAAATATTATTTTGTCTAACAGTATGAGAGTAACTCTTATTTTCATCTATGAAACCCCTATATGTAGGGAAATTTTCTTTTTTCTTTGGATTTGTACCCCACAGTTAGTGTTGATATCCTTTAATTTATGCTACATATATCTGCCTATGCAGCTTCTGTATTATCTCCGTCAATACCCTCCATCTCAATCTCTGACTGCTTTTTAGATGGTAGAACCTCTTCGTAATACTTTGTAACTATATCTTTCCATTTTTGTTTATATTTTTCAATAGTATGTTTTTGAATTACAAAAACTTGAGAAGATTCTCTAGTAGCAACAAAAGTCATAATTAATTCTGGATTAAGTCCAACAGTATGTTCTAAAGCTAAAGCATAAGCAGCCATCTGTAATTGACATTTCTGATACTTCATAAAGCCAGCTCTTCTTTTTCCATACTCACTTTTAGGAGTAGATGAGTCCGGCCACTTAGAAGAGTAAGGACCATTACTAGTTTTAAGATCTCCTAAAACTAATTGACCTTTATACTCGGCAACGATGTCAGGGGCACCTGCCCATCCGTATTGTTTACCTTCTACAAAACCAGGATGCCAAACACGAGATATGCCATCAGAGCCTTTAGTCCAAGCATAATCATCTACATTTGATGGATTTTCAGCCCAGATAACATTTTCTAATTTACTTAGATTTGTAGGTAACCCATTCCAGAATTCTGCAATTTCTTTATCATCTATTACTGGGTCTTTTTCAATTCCTAGTAAATACTCCTCCATTAGGGAGTGAACTTTTGTACCTCTCGCAGCAGCAGCTTCTCGACCTCCGGGGTTTTTCTTTGCCCATCTTTCTAATGCTGCTTTGTTGCCTTGTGTTTCTGAGAGGATAGTGGTTACAGATGGTAGAGCACCGTAAGGAGTTTTATAGTGCCTTGACCCATTTATAGTAACTCTTGTGTCGCCATGAGAACGATAATCCAAGAATAAATAGTCAGCTTTTGAAAGGATATCGCCCCTTAATCTTGCTCTACTTCAGGTGGTCTATTTTCAAAGCAGTCTTCAATTTTCGATGCAAATGTTATATTTTGATAATTAGACACATGATCTTGTATTCTTTTATGAATATCAAAGGCAGATTTGATGGCATCATCAGGACTAATCATTAGCTTTGAATTAGCCAGTAGTCCGGCTGTAAGCATCGTAATTGCCAACTCTTGTGGATTTATGGTGAAACCTCTTAATGACTTACCATTATCGGTAAAAGAAGATAGTAAAAAATCAAGATGCTCAATATATGGATCTTGTCTTGGGTTGTCATTAGTAGCCATTATTCCTCCTGATTAAGTATTTGATAAAGAGTAATTGTGTTTCTCTTTATTATGGGCACAAGTAATCCCTCGTCTTTTAGTGCAGAGAGCCTTCTTTGAATTGTTCTGTGATTTCTTTCGAATTTTTTAACAACATCAGTTACTGGGATTAAAACAAAATGATTACCATCAAATTCAGTTGAGGATTCATAAAGATACTTGTAGATACCTTTAGCTAAATCGTCCATTAAATTGCTCATTAGTGACCTTTTTACAGTTAACATTATTTAGAAGTTTTTTTGTTTTTGATTTGTTGTAAAAATTTTTCTACTCCTGTTCTAGCACTTTCTAAACAGCTAGTCCAACAACCCTCCCAGTTGTACAGCCTACTTGGGTATTTATACAAAACTAATCCTGTATTTCCATGTTTCAAACTCTTTA